GTTTCCTCAAGGAGTGAGTCTCCGTCCCAGTGTCTAGTATTCCTATACATATCACCACTCCAACAATATTGACGGGCATTCTGAGTTAGTCGTTTCAAGGTCGCTTGCTGTCACCGTTGACGGTAACGTGTTGTTTGATGACTGAAGTTCAAGATGTGTCTTCGTGTCCTCGGTTGAGTTAGTCGGTCCGGCTCCGGGCGCGTATGAGCTCTTCGCGCTCCGCACAGTGGCGGCGACTGATGTTGAACGGCAGTAGGCGGCATAATAGAGCGTATTCTTCGTTAGTGATGGCGTCCCGGTGAAACTCGTCTGCCTGATGTCACCAGTCGAAGTTAAATCAATGTCGCAGGATGCTATGATGGTCGTCGGAAGTCCCGTATCTTCATCGGCGTTGTAGAATCCAATCTTGAGGTTACAGGTAGATGCCGCAGCGGAACTGACGCCGATAGTTACGGCATCGATCGTACCCGTGTTGGGAGAAAGGAAGGGTTGGAAGCACGGTTCGTCATCTACGCTGTCCGTATCTCTGAGAGCAATCCCATACGGTGCAGCAACAGAGATGTCATAGGTATCGTAGGAACTCCCGCCTAGAATCCCTAGTTGGTTGAGGCCACCACCGGAGCTCGACTCGAGCAGCCCTGTCCACTCCCCTGCGGTGACTAAACGGGCCAGATTCACCAAGACGAGACGACGCAACTCGTCTTCGTTTGCCTCTTCAACATTGATTGGATTGCCTGTGGCTTGGACATTAGCGAACGTTACATTGTCTAAATCTAGGTTCTGAAGGTTCGTATAGACCCTAGGCGACTTCTTATTGGCGTCTGGTAGTGGCATACGTTCACCCTAGTAACCCATTCCATTCGCCCTTGACGCAGAGCCGTGCGAGTTGTACCAGCACGAGGCGGCGGAGCTCATCCTCGTTGAGCTGCTCGATAGTAATCGGGTTCCCAGTCTTAATCATCTCGTCGTCATCCCCTGCTAGAGTCTCTAGGTCTAGGTTCTTGAGTACCTTATACACGCGAGGCGATTCCGCCGGGGCATCTGGAAGAGGCATTACTTCATCCTCTGAGTTTTCTTTCTAAGCGTGAACAGGTGCTTTGAGCGAATTTAGCCATCTCGTTCAAATCTTGGGGCGACAGCGCCCCGCCGGGATTAGCCAACCAAACCTTAAGCAGTTTTTGCGACGCTTCATGAATTCGGCGTCGCGCCTTGGCTTTTGTCATCTTCGCCATTCGTCCCACCTCATGCGTTGGTTAGGAACTGTGCCTTGTAGTTCAGAGCGATTGGGATCGAGCAGCTTGAGAACTCTGGCTGCTGGACGATGGGACTGGTTGCAGCCGAGGTCCCAACGACGTTGCCAAGGGCATCGACGGTGAAGAAGCCCTGCGTCTCAATCTTGCTACCGTCAACGGAAGTGCCCATTATTTTGACTATGCGGTCTCCCTGAAGTGTATCGCCGATGCTGTTTGAAGTTTGCAAATCGACTAGCTCATTCGTTGCTCCACCAGTGGGCGTCACGACGAAGATTCTGGAAACCCCTCGTGCGGTGTAACAGGACATTGCTGCTTCTCTGTCGGCGGCTGTGTTGTTCATGTAGCGGACCTTATCGCCTGCTTTTAGTGTGTAAGGGGCGCATAGGGCAGGGGAACCGTCTGTTACGGCTCCTTTGACCGAGTAGCAAATGATAGCGGCAACAAGTCCCTGCGAGAGAATGTAGCAGTACCCGGCTCCGTTATCGCTGGAAACTAGAGCGTGGGTTACGGTCTTGCCCGGCGCGAAGTCGCCGACGTTCTGTGCCGAGACTGTATAGACCGTATCTGTGGTCAAATCCGATTCAGTGCCTTCTGCGAGCTCGGCTTTCAGCGGGATGTTGGTTCCATCAGAGCAAATTAGGTTACCCGTGACCGTGTTCGTAGCCATATTATCACAGCCTCACGCCTAGACCGAGGGGCCTGATGAACTTGTTAGCCTCCCTGAAGGGCTTGGCCATGACTTTCCTGAAGATTTTCGCTCCAGTGTTGAAAGTGATAGCTCCAATCGCCATTGGAACCGCGTTGCTCTGAGCGTTGTTCATTATCTGTTGCATGGCGACGCTCGGATTAGAGAGTATGTCGCCCAAGGAAATTTGCTGGGCGCCTACCAGAGTCATCGACGAGGCACCAAGGCCGACATCGGAGACGCTCTTGTAACCTAAATCGGCAGCTCCAGTGACGGCTCCGTACGGGCTCGTGCCTAGAGTGCCCTCTGTCAGGATTGCAAGATTCCCGTAGGCAACTGCCATGTTGTAAAGGCTGATGGTCTTAGGGCTTCGGCGTCGACGGGGCTTCTTCCGGCGCGGCATATCCACTATGAGAGAAAAACTCGCTTATAATTATCACTCTGGTTCTTCGGGAGGACTGCCAAACGTGCCGTCAGCGTTTCTCGATAGCACGGTGGCGTCGATCGTACCTAACTGGTTGGTTGCGTACGACTGGATAAGCGAAGCAAAGGCAGCCTGTATGGGGTTCACTGGCTCAAACCCGCCGAAGCCGCCGTCGATCAGCTTGTCCATTGTCGCCTTGATGGCCAGAGCGAGAGTTGAATCCAATTCTTCGACCGCATTTTCAAGTTCGGACCGAATCCACAGGGCTAGAGCTCCCAGAGCAAGCAGATTTAGGCTAGTTATGGCGAGAATTAGGGTCATTTCGTCGATAGGCATGGCGTGTTCCCGCCATGCTCCGGGAGCCGACCGTCCTTCAATGTTGTTTTGAAGGCGATTTCAGTCAAAGAACTAGGTAATCTTGATACCCGGTGGCTAATGTGGGCTTGAACAGGTGCGGCGGGAGGTGGTGCTGGCTGATGGGGCGGAGCCCCAGAAGCCAGAGAGACCTTCTAAGCGTTATTATTTAATAATCCTTAAATACTGATACCCTGTCTCACCAATTGGAGGGCAGAAGGGCGGTACATCCCACACCACTTACCCGGCTGTCCTCCATAGGTGATAAAGATGAATAAAAAATGGTCAGTACGACGCGGAACAAAGAGCCCCCGGATAGTCTGCTTCCACAGATGGCAGCCAGATGGGGATGAGCATGATAGGTGCAGTAAGTGCCAGAGGAGGTCTCCGGCATGATGAAGTTCCCCAGATGTAATGCTAGCTGTGTTCGGGCTCCTATATTCGTTCCCGAACGTAAGGGTTTGATATGTCCCGACTGTCTAAATGATGTGATTGAATGAAGAAATTCGATGACACCCGCATATCTAACTCCAGTTTAGCGCGTGCTCGCAATAAAGGTCGATGGCACGGCAGGGGTAGTGATTGGGCTACGCCGATAGACCTTTTTTTAGAATTAGATGAAGAGTTTGGTTTCACTCTTGATGTGTGCGCTTTGGAATGGAATCGTAAATGTGACCGGTATTTTTCCCCTGAAGATAATGGACTAACTCAAGATTGGGGTCAAGAAATCTGCTTCATGAATCCCCCCTACGGGAAAGCCTTGAATGATTGGATGAAAAAAGCGTATGAGTCTTTCCTTAACGGTGCAACTGTCGTATGCCTTGTTCCGGCTGCCACCGATACGGCATGGTGGCATGATTATGCTATGAAAGGAGACATTCGTTTTTTGCGAGGCCGGTTAAGATTTGTGACCCCTCAAGGGCACTGGCAGAACACCTTCCTTAGTTCAGTAATAGTCGTGTTCAGGGAGGAAGTAGAATGAAGGAAGTCGATGACACCCCCCTGAAGTTCCACAGCTCTAACCTGATTCAATGCCCCTGCTGTAAGCACATGATAAACGTGACATTGACGGAGGTGGAGTAATGCCCGGCATTTCTGCTAACCTGACCCCTCAGGCGTTCGCCATCTGGGAAGAGATCGACAAGAAGAAAAGAGGCTCTCACCCTAATCCTAAGCCTTGGAATCAGGGCCGTTCCAAGTGGCTCTCTCATGTCATCATTGAGCATCAGGCTTGGGCTGCTCGGCATGATGCAGTTTTGAAGGAGAAGTTCCAACTAGAAAGGGACCTACGATTGATGACAGCTTGTCGTGACAAACTGCAAGAGGCCCTCCTCGAGTCGACCACCGTTGGTTCGTGATTTCTTTATATGTGGGACCGGCCAGTTTAGGTAAAAATGGCCCTCAAGTGTGGGGGTAGAGGGACCTAGTTTCCTCGGATATAGATTCCCAAGAATCTAAACAGGGGTCCAAGTGGACCCGGCACGAGTCCGCCTACATCCCCGACGGCTTCACCTGCTGCAGTTCTGGCCTTTCTCTCGACATCGTATTGCTGCATGAAGTCTTCAAAGAGGTCCTCGGCGGTTTCGATTCCGGGGCTGACTACATACTTCCAGCCACCGTATGCAGCCAAAGCACCGAAGATTAGCGACATGGCGCTCACGTCCTTGACTATCTCGACGAAGGGTTCTGTGAACTGGTTGAACGCCTTGGCGGTACCTTCGACGTAGACGATGTGCTCAAGCAACTCACGCTCTTTATCTTGCAGAGAGATTCTGAACTCGATTACTTGGTCGGGCTTGCGCTTGCTCATCACAGCACCCCGACGATTGAATCCCACAGGGTTTGCCCCAGCCCCATTCCGAGAATCCAACCAAGGAGGAATGCCATCCCGTTCTCCATAAAGACCTCCTTGGCCTTCTCCCCTAGGGACTGGCTCATTCGGGCACCTCCGGCCAATGATCGACGGCATCATTTGCCGTGTCGTGGAGCTGAGGAAGGTCCCTTAGAGCCTGTCGATACTCCTTCCAAGGGTTGGGGAGGGTAACGTCCTTGAGGGCTCTCCAGTCACTATCAGAGAGGGCCTTATCACGAGCACGACGGACTTCATTCCATGTGACATCTCGGAAGGTTTCCTCAAGGAGTGAGTCTCCGTCCCAGTGTCTAGTATTCCTATACATATCACCACTCCAACAATATTGACGGGCATTCTGAGTTAGTCGTTTCAAGGTCGCTTGCTGTCACCGTTG